GTTTTGTTGCCGGTATTCAGTACCGCCGACGTGCTGGCCCCGTCCTTCATGTTGGTTTTATCCGCGACGGTGATCTGCTGCGTCTGCGAGATAAGAACCTCCCTCAGGGTGAGTACGGCAGACAGGACGTTTTCAGTCGTTCTGTCCGTCGTCACTTCCAGCGAGCGAATCAGCATATTGTTGTAAATCCGCTTGCCGGTCACCACATCGAAAGGAATTCGGCTCGCCTGCAGGTTAAGTATTTCTTGGTACGTTTCCTTAGGGCTCATGCCGAGAAAATCGGTGGCCGTCAGGTTGCTGGCAAAGTCCAACAACGATCCGCCACCAGCGAAACCGACCTCCATCACTACTTCAGACGGTTTTTTGTAGGCATGATCCGCGACGGCGGCCCCAACTTCGACCGGGTGCTCTGTTATTTCCAGCGTGTCGGTATGCTTTTCAGAAACCACCACACTGGGTATAAGCACCCCAATTCTCCTAGACTGCTGATGAAAGAGAGTAGAGAGAATATCCATTAACCCACCTTCGTTTGATTGCTGCGCATGAGCTGGGCATTTGCAGACTGCTGCCGACGTTCTACCTGATTCCCCACGGAGTGCGGATCACCACCACCGTAAATATGGTAGGTGTTTTGCTGGTTCACGTTCGCCCCGCCAATTCCCGCGACGGCAGCCTTTCCGATTAACTCCTTCGAATAGATGTTTCGCCCATTCTCATGGTGAATAATGCTGCTCATTAATGCCGACATCGTTTGTGGGTCGTTAATATTTAAAGCGGCCTGCGGATTTACTCCCAGACGTTGGGAAACAGCCTGTATATAGGCTGCTGTGTTGTTATTGTCGGAAGCGGGCGCCCAGGTGGAGATAATTTTCTCTACACTGTTAATCCCTCTCCCGGCATACAGCATCAGCTGGCGCGAAAGCGCGCGCAAACCATCAAAGGCGGTTTCAAATCGGGCAAACCTGCCACCGGGGCGCTCAAGTTTAGCCCCCGCCTGACCTGCAAAATTAAGGTTTCCGGGGTTATTATTGCGCTCGCCTCGCTTTGCAGCCTGTCCAATCTGATCTGGCTCATCATCACCAAACCAGCCGCGCACCGTTCGGCCCACGCTGCGAGGATCGAATCCCCAGTGCTCTTTAATCCAGTCAGCGGTACCGTTGGCGCTGTCTGTTACCATCGGCATCGCTGAAGGATTTTCGCTACCCTGATTAAGCATCTGTTTGCCGATGCTGGCGGCATCAGCCCAGCGGCCATCTTTAATGGCGTTAAGAAGGTCGGCGATCATGTTCAGCATCTTGCTGAATTCGCCCATCTGGTCGATGAAGTTGCTGAAATCCCACTTCAGGGACCATGATTTGGGGTCAATATTGAGCAGTTTAGCCAGAGCTTTCGCCAGTTCATTAACAGACCCTTTCAGATCACAAACCATCTTCAGCGCAGCGTCGACTTCAGGTTTCCATTTCCCCCAGTCAACAAGGCTATCCCCGCCTTCCTTCCAGGTCTGATAGTCTTCCCACAGAAGGGCAATCCCGGCCGCCAGCGCCGTAATGAGGCCAATCGGCGACATCCAGAACGTACTGTTCAGTATGCGCAGCGCAATCGTCAGCGCGCCGAACAACGAGATCAGCTCCCGCGTTTGCTTGTCCAGCGATTGCCACCAGGTGATAAGGCTGGATGTTCCCTCAATTAGCCTGAAGAACAGCCGCCCGATGATGTCTCCGAGCGCCAGAATGCCTTTTATGGCTTTCGTCAGTGTCTGCTCGATGCGCGGGAAGTTATCCAGGATGTGGCGGCGCAGCGTGTCCAGCGAACCCGCCAGACCACCAGCAAGATTAGAGCCGATTTTGTCACGGGCCATGCCTGCCATCGCGCCGAACTCGCGCAGGGAGGTCATGAATTTGTTGGAGCTTCTGGCCGCCTCGTCAGCATTGAAGCCGATAGCTTTCGCCATTGCGCTGTACTGCCCGGTGAAACCGCCCACACCCCGGCGCATCGCCATGAGGGTATTTTCGTCAATACCCAGCATCTGCGCATACTGGTTAGCCCTGTAATACGGCATGCTGCTGAGCTTCTGGCCGACGCCCGTAAAGATAGCGGCCATGTCGCGCATGTTACCGCTGGCGTCACGGGTCTGTACGCCCAGACGGTTCAGGAAACCTTCCGCTCCGGGGTTATGCCGCATAAACCGGGCGAGACTTTCCAGGGAGGAGCGCGCCGCGTCGACGCTGCCGCCCACCTGCGAAACCGCATAGCCAATAGACTGAATCCCCTGAACCGTCGCGCCGGTGCGCTGCGATGCCCAGTAGAGATTATCCAGGCCTGAGGCGATCTTAGCCGTGAAGGCCACCACGGTAAGCGCGGCACCTTCGACGGCCAACCCCATTTTGATGGCGTTTGCGGTCGTACCGGCGAGAACAGAGTCGAACTTTGACGCGCCTGCTTCATCGATATCGAATCCGAGCGAGACGAGGAAATCTTTAATAGTCTCAGCGTTCATTATCCTCTCTCCATTTCTCAATACGGCGCTGGTTGTCTGCCTTAACGGCCAGGTGGTCATTCATCAGCGCGATATCGCACAGATCAACTGATCCATTCTTCAGCGCATAATATGGGATTAACCCGGCGTCCACCGGGTCAAGGAGATAAGACAGCCCGTCAGGCAGGCTGTTGAGGGTTAACCCTGAGTCTGGTCCGGCGTCGCGCTGGTAAGGCTCACGGGCAAAAAATTTCCCAGCGAATCGGCGACCACCCGCGCCACCAGCTGCAGCATGATCAGGAGATTGATGTCATCAAACATCAACTCACCGCTGTTGAAAACAGGCGTCCAGACCGTCCCGTTTTTTCGGGCCACAACCGCCAGGCAAGGATGAATTATCGCGTTGGTGTCTTCCTCTTTCATCGAGGCCAGTTCGTCAGCGATACGCGGCAGCAGCGTTTCAAATACCGGCTTAAGCTCATCAAATTTTTTGGAGTCAACCTTACCGTCTGCTGGCAGCAGGGAGCGAATGCTCCCGAAGTCAGCCATCATCCCGGCGAGGAGCGGCAGTAGTTTGCGTGTAACCTTGAGCTGATCAAACACGTTAAGTTTTGCGGCGCGGTATTCCGCGCCATTAATATTGCATTCCATCTGTTAGAACTCCCCGAGAACTTCGTCAATCTTGCCGCAATCAAATACCCAGGCGACCGTTCCGGCTACCTTCGGGTTATTCCAGTCTGGCTGTTTCTGGAAAGCGCAGGAGCGCGCCGTACCGATATCACCGGACACCCTGTTACGCACGACGATCACGTTATTTCCCCACAGCGCTGACGACATGCGCTGCGCGTTGTACATGATGGAAAGTTTTTTGTTAAGAGGTGATGTTTTAAGCAGGGTGACGGTAACAACGCCACTATTGCCGCCGTGGAGGCTGTGCATCACTTCACCGTCAGAACCGATGGTCATCGTGTTTTTTGCCTCGGTCATCGTGACCGTGATCCCCTCTTCGGAGTTGGCAGAACCAGCCCCAAGATCTAATGAACCTGTCGGCCCAGAAAGAGAAGCCGAAATATCAAGAAAAGAGTAAGCACCCATTCGATTCTCCTTAACGAACCACGGTAATTGCTACATCGCCGTAATGAACGGCCCCGGCCAGTTTCGCGGCTACCTGAATAGGTACGCCTTTACGCGCTTCACGATCGGTCTGCAGCTGGTTGTCCACAGTATCCGCCCAGGTGTAATACCCTTTGGTCAGGGTGTCGCCGGTGCCGAGTTGCCCCATCGGTCCGCCGGTCCAGATACCTGGTGCAAACAGACCGTTTTTGTCGGCCACATCCAGCACTTTTTCGATGTTGGCGATTCGGGTCGTTGTACCAGCATCTGTCTGTGGGATCTTCGTGGTACTGGTGTAAAGCGTGTTGTAGTCGGCTGTCTGTACCGCGTTCTGCAGCCAGTCGAGCCCGTGACGCTCATCGAAGAAATCGCCGTTACACATCACACCTTGTTCGAGGATGGCTGTATCGTTCTCGTAGTACACGTAAACGTTACAGTTCTTCGCTTCCAGAGCATTCGCCTGTGATGTGCCGATAGTTTCGTAGGTGATGCCAGGCAGTTGCTTGAACTTCAGGGTGATAGTGGTATTGCTGCCGGTGAAGTTGACCGTAAACGCGCGCCCAAACGCAGACAATGCAGCATAGGGACTGGTAGATGAATACTGGATATAGGCCCGGCTGTATTTCGCAGCCTTCAGTTTGGTAGCCAGATCGGTTTCAACCGCCGAGCTCAGAATATCTGCTTCGCTCGAAGTAATAGCCAGGATTCGCGAAACGGTCGCAGACTCGATCGCCGCCGAAACAGAAATCAGGTCAGCATCATCCGGATAGTCAGCCACAGGAACAGCCAGATGCAGACCGTACCAGGAGTTGTAATCCAGCAATGCGTTAACCGCCTGCAGCAGTGTTTCTGTAGGGCCAGACTCAGCCGAGGTTAGGCTATCAACCCAGCGACCAACATACAGTTGCGTCGGACGCGGTGACTGGGAGAACCAGACTACAGCTGCTTTGTATTCCTCACTGTCGACGCCGAAATCATCACCGATATCTGCCGGATCGGAATACAGGCGCAGACGCTCTGTGATAGGAATAACAGTAGAATTACCCAGAATCAGCATCGAACCGAAATTTCGGCCCTGTGCGGCTCTGGCTGAAAGCGTCACGGTTACGTTGGTGACGCGATTTAAAGGCAAGCCTTTCGCCATGATCAATCTCCGGTTGAGATCGCGACATTACCGTCGACGATGGATTTAATGTTGTAGGTACGAATTGTTTTGCGATTCAGCGTGATGGTGATGTCGTAGCGCCTCACCCACTGGTTGTTAATCAATTCGGGGAGGTTATAAATATTCCCAATTTCGCTAAGGGATAGCCCTGCACGATTAAGCTCCGCATTGTTTTGTTCAATAAAGAGCCCTGCCCGGAATGTTGAAGCCCTGCTGGCCCCCTGAGGACCGTAGAAACAACAAATGACGGTAACTCGCTCCCATTCCCATTGCTCTGAAGTGTTTTCGTCAATCTGAACACTCGCAGGATTAACCGGGAGAGGTATCGAGGTAACTCCAAAGCCGCACCACGTCACCCCGTTGTTGGGGATCTGCGGCTGCGGGTCAGTCCATCGGGGGAAAACAAGCGCGGCCGGCAAGCCAGAAACGCCACGAATCCACCGGCTGATTTCACGCTCCAGCGCCTCGTCATACTGGGGGTTATCCCCGACAGGCGTCAGGTAACCGCGCGTGGTGCTGTCGTTACTCAACTGGCGTCCCTCCGTTAAAATCCACCAGCTCACAATGTGCCTGGACGAATCCGGCGCCGTAACTGGTGTACGGATCGACGAACGTCACGCGATAGTCGCGTCCGTTATAGGTCACAATATCGGCATCAAGTCGCGGGGCGCTGTCTGTACCGGGCTGGCCCTGGGTTAACCTGAACTGCGTCACGATGAGGATCGCCCCGCTGATGTTCTGGCCTGCCTCCATTCGCCTGGCTTCCAGAGAACGGTCAACCGTCACCACGCCAGAGAATGGGATATCCTGAGCTGTGTTTTTCGTGAAATTGTCCTCATCTACCGTCTGAACCTGCCGGTGACAAACCAGACTGGTGTCCATAAAGTCGGGATCAAGAAGAACATCGCTCACATCGAGAAGAGGCATTATTTTTTCCTCACGACGTAGTTAATTGAACGCAGCAGGTAACCGTGGGCATACAGCGGTTTTTCGCCGGGAATGCCCTCGGCCCTTCTGCGTTCGAGGGTTTTCTCAGAAAGTGGGTGCAACCGGTCACCAGCACCGATAACGGCTTTTGCAGCGTCACGGGCAATCTGTCCGGCGCTCTCCAGCTCACGCACAGCTGCTTCAGTCTGCCCCTCCAGCGCGGCGGTTGCCGCTGCCTTGAGGTGTGCAGTGGTTCGGGGTTTTGAATCCTCGATCCCCATATCCAGAAAAGGACGCGGGGGAAGCGTAACTGTCGCACCGTCGATTTCCACCGTTGCGCCCGTCGAATGGAGGTAGCCCAGTTCCGCGTTATTAATCGGAGAGCCATCCTCACGCCCTGCCTTGTCCTCAGGTATTCCCACCAGCACATCCATTCCGGACAGCTGCCGGAGGGATTCCAGAACAGCCACGGCGTTATCAGCACGAACCGTTAACCCGCTTTTCATAGCAGCTGCCTGCCACCAGCACCGAACATCGACCACCACCAGTAGAACTCGCGACCGTAGGCGGTGCTGTTCCAGAAACCGGCATCCGGATTGATTACCCCGGACACGTCATAGCTCACTGAAACCTTATCCACTGATTTAGAGGACACGACACCTGCTGCGCCGTTGCTGTTCACACCACCAGCGGCAGCGGCGACCAGCGTGCGTCCGCGCAGCTCCGTATAGTGAGCTGTGAATAGTTCGGCCAGGTAGACGAACTGATCGCCCTGTACGTCCTGATTCAGGAGTGAATCAGCCTGCCCCAGATAGAAATTCACTGATAGGTCAGGGTAGCGGGTTTTATCGGCGAACTCGGGGAAGTCGGTGCGGAACTGCTCGTTAGTCGGAAGCCTGCTGTTTTTTGGCATTTTTCGCGTCCCCGCCGGTGTTATCGGTTTTGTCCGTGCTGTCGGCAGGTTTACCGCCTGCTGGTGCCTGAGCGGCTGCCAGCTGCGCTTTCAGGTCTGTGTTTTCATTCCCCAGCGCGGTGATGGTTTTTTCATGCTCAGCCAGCTGCGCTTTCAGGGTGTTATTTTCTTCTGCCAGGAGAACAAGGCTCGCGGAAAGGTCTTCATTGCTCTGCTCGTTCGCCAGGTCTGCTTCGTCAATCGGGCGCGCATAGGCTTTAAAGGCCCAGTGGTCCTTTACTTCTTTCGGGAAAGAGGAACTGTCGTGGATGCCCTGAGACAGCTCAAATTTAGAACCGTCGGCAAAGCTGAGAGTCGCGCCACCGGAAACAACGTATTTCATGTTTTTGCTCCATAAAAAAGGCGGGTTTCCCCGCCTGTTTCAGGTTAAGACGCCGGAACGTCCAGGTAAGAGATCGTATTGGAATACGGGGTTTCCACCTGGCCCAGCTTGCCGTAGTAAGTGGTCAGCTGCTGCAGGCCGCGATACTCCAGCGGAGTGTTCAGCAGAGGAACCATTGGGAAGCGAACATATTTTTCGTCCTGGGTGTAAGCAACGATACGATGCGCACCACCAGCGCCACGCTTGGAGGCCCACTTCATGGAGACGATCTCCAGTGGTGTACCGTTTTCCTGAAACGCGATGGTGTTAATCTTCACGTATTCCAGCACAGAGATATTCCCTGCAGAGGAAACCTTTTTGCTCGCCAGCAGGCCGAACAGCTCCGGCGCCAGACCGATTTTCGCCGGGCAGACCGCATAACCAGAACGAACCCAGCCATCAGACAGTACCAGGTTGATATCCTGAACAATCACATCCGGATCGGTGGTTGCGGTCCACGCTGCAGCTGCAGCAACAGGAGTAACATCCGGCAGGTTCAGCAGGCCAGCAACGCCGAGCTCGTTATCACCGATATAAACCTGTTCGTCGGTGTCCATGTTCCACTTCAGTTTCATGCCTTCGTATTTCTGGACATCAACCGGACGGCCCAGTTTCTGGGCAGAAGCCAGTTCCGGCACCGTCCAGCTGATTTCCTGCCCCCACAAGGTGAGGTTGTTACGGGTAGGCTGAATATCGAGTTCGATACCAGGAATGGCAGTAGCTTTTTTGCCGATCCAGTTTTTACCGTTAGGGTTTGGACCACCCACGCCAACGAAATCGGTATTAGTGAAGGATGACACTTCATCAGCGATAGAAATGTCGCTGCGCAGCGGCATGTCACGTGACCATTTGTAGGACACTAAAGGCATGTTCAGCGTCTGATCCATGCGCTCCAGTTCGCCGACGAGAAACGCGCCGGTGGAGTCGATGGTCGCTCTGTCAATTGTAAACATTAATTATTCCCTCAGATGTTATAAGCGATTTCAATACGGCCGTCGGCTTCACCCGGCCCCATGACCTCTGCATTTGGCAGCTGAGGTGTATTTGATGCGGTAGAGTCCGGAGACAGCACAAAGGAGCCAACCGGGCTTTGAGTGGTGCCACCAGCCACGCGAACGTAAACCGGATCGCCTTTTTTCGCGGTCGCCGCGTTGCCTGCGGTAGCAGTTACGCAGATGTAACCGCGTTTCAGGTTGTCACCAACCTGATTAGCCGTCACACCGATGTAAGCAAGGTCCAGAGCAGAGGTGATCGGGAACGGACGAACCAGAATCCCTTTCACTTTGCTGATGGTGTCGCCAGACTCCAGCGGAACGAATTTATCGTTCACGTATTTACCTGGCAGCCCGTAGGACGCGAACTGCTTCGTGTGGTCCAGGCTAACCGGCTCGATGGTGAGATCACGAGGACGGGTAACGCCCCCGGCAATGCCCAGGGGCATGCGCGTTAAATATGCAGTACCTGCCATGATGATTTACCTTATTTGTTTTTTGCCCAGAATTCGGCGTTGACCTTGTTCAGTTCTGCCGGGGAAAGGTGCTTAGTGCTGATTCCGCTGTCCGTGGTGCGGGTGATGTTATTCAGCGGGGTCAGCTTATTTTTCGCCTTATGTAGCGCCACAGCAGCAGTAAATACCGCGTCGACCGTAGCCTTTGGCGCTTTGTAGAAATCATCCACTCCGAACGATTTCAGGCTGTCGCCGGTGCGCATTGCATGACTCAGCACCTGACGCTTCAGGCTCTTATCGCCAGCAGGCTGGAAGCCAGGGCAGATAATTTCCGCATCGGCGATCAGGTTGCGCTTAAAGGCTGCATCAACTGTCACTTTGCGGTTTTCTTCTTCATCTTCGTCGGTGGTCATGTTGCCCGGGTCCGGATCGCCGTCGGTGGTTTTACCCTCCAGCTTTTCCAGACGAGCCAGCAGCTCTTTCGCCCAGGCCGGAATTTCTTCATCGCCGGTGACGGTTTTGTCTTTGTTCGGATCGCCTTCATCCGTAGTGGTGCGATTGCCTTCAGGTAAGGCTGTGGCCTGTGAAGGAATGTTGATGGTGATAGAGGAACCGGGGATTGAAGGCATGCCATCAGACGGCATATCCGGCGCTTCGTCGATGAGTTTTGCCAGCGCATCCTCATCTTTCGTCTTAATGGCCTGAGCCAGTTTTTTAAGCCATGACATTACAGGCTTCTCCTTTGTTGTTGATGGGATGGAATCCCCGATTGCACAGCGGCCACCAGCACGCCCCCGGTCGATACCGACAGCGAGGTGGTTACCTGTGATTTGGTATTGCTTGCCTTTGCCAGGTGCCAGCTGCTTGTACTGAGCGTCATAGCCACAGCTGACATCGGTGAGGCCAGAATTCACCGCGTCGATTGCTTCCTGCCGTTTAATCAGCACGTCAGCAATGAGCAGATCCGATTTATCGCCGGTGCCGCGCCGGACGTTCTGAATGTGTCCGTGCGCCAGCTCTGCGAAGTTAGAAGGGTTCACGAAAACGATGTTGCCCAGGCTGTCCTCTGGATGCCCCAGCGTGACGGCTACGCCCTCAAAGCTCGCCATCGTCTCCGGGGAAAACACCTCGTCTTCTGTTCGCCAGACTGTCACCGTGCCGGTGCCGTCCGGTTCGAGGTCGATTTCCTCAGGTAAATAGACCTGCGTACCTGTGCGTGCGATCGGCACGTCTTTACACAGCAGCGAGCCGTCCGCCTGCAGATAGCGCGTTTCGCCCAGGCGTGTGGTGAAGAAATATTTCATGGGTTACCTGCTCGATTACGGGCAACAAAAAGGCCGCCCGGAGGCGACCTTGTGAGATGGGAAAAATGTTCGAAATAACGGGCTATTTAACATAAGGGTTCTTACCCGCACCGACGAAAATGAACTCGATTAAAATGTCCCCTTAAAGCCGTAAAAGTAGCGATTAACTGGGCTGAAAATCGGTCTTTTCGAATACAACATTTTCATAACATTTCGCGGGTATTGCAGTTCGCATGAAATGAATGCTCAAAGCCGTATTTTTCATTTTCTCGGTGCAGGAATCTGTACTTCAGGCCAGCATTTGCAGTTCGGCAAACATCCGGCGTGTCCGGTCATACCGTCCAGCGTCGGCGGGTTATCCCAGCGCACAAATTTATCTTTCATCTTGCGGTGAGAATCGCGCGTTCCGGCCCCCTCGATACGCCACCAGTAGCCCTCTGATCCAACCGAAAGGGCTCTGGCCTGCGTCAGCGCGCCGGTAGCTCGTCCAATCTCTGTACGGGCAATCAGCTGCGCCCTGCTGGCGGCCACGTCACCGGAGGCCATGATCATCTCGTAGAGTTCGTCCGGACGTTCACCAGTGATAACCGCCTGCATTGCGCGCTTTTGTATGTCCATCACGCGATCGGCTGCTTCCAGCGGCAGGGACTTCATCAGCTGAATCTGGCGGTACACGATATCCTGCGCCACCTGCCCGACGGGGGTATTACCCACCACATCGCGCAGGCCAGCGCTGATTTCCTCTGATACCGATTTCCACTGATTCCATTCCTCCTGCTCGACCTGGGCAAACATCCTTCGCCCGACCTGCTCTGCCCAGTCGCTGATTACCTCGGAATAGTCCACCAGCGTTTTCGAAATGCTGTCAGCGCTGGCCTGTGAACCATCGTAGGTACCATCGACGATCTGCCCTATCTGGTTTGCTATCGCCAACAGGCTTTTTCGATACTGGATCTCCGAACGACGGCGGAGGGATGGTTTCAGGTTCATCCTCCTGCCACTGGGCCTTCGCATCTTCTATGTCCTCATCAGTGATAGAACCACCGATCCCAATCACATCAGAAATGTTCCTGAGGTCGTTAAGCGCTGCTGCAGGCGTCATTCCGAGCTCACGAACGGCGGTACCGAGTGCGGTAACCACATTGTTCGCCATCGCTGCACGGTCCACGTCTGACATCTCCCAGAGCTTGTTAAACTCGAATGTAAAATCGTCAGGCAGTGGTTCACCGAACAGAGAGCGCCAGGAGATATCGAGCAGCCAGCGGATATGTCGGCGTAAGCGTCTCTCCTGCAGCGAGTTAACCCGACTGTAGTAGTTTTCCAGATCGCCGTCGCCGGTGTTGAAACCTGCAGGGGACTGCCCGAACAGACGGACGAGAGGAATTCCCGTCGCGCCGGAAACCTGCTCAGCAAAGCGCAGAAGGACATCAGCGATACCCGCAAACGTATAGCTGTGGGTTTCGAACTTATCCTTACCATCCATGATGGTCATGCCTTCGATGGTCTGGAACTGACGTATCATGTCCAGGTGCTTCATCAGCGCCTTTTCAAGGTCGCCTCCGGTAGCAAGAATCTTGCGCAGGTCTTCAATGCTGTAGGTCCGCAGATGCGCTTTGTGGATCAGCTGTGTGGTGCCGACGGTCGCAGTATCAAACGCCTCGATACGCTCGAAAATACGCTCCACGACAGACATCCCCCAGCCGTTTTCCGTCTGAGCCTGCTGGAAAGGAAGCGTATCGCCCTCCATGCGGATAACGCGGCTATGGTGGATCTTCCAGGGGGGAATCCCCTGCTGGTTCGTGATTACCTTGTAATATTTCGGTTTCCCAAAATCGGGACCGTAATCGGTAACGAGATCGTAATAACTCGGGTTAACCATCCAGCGGTCAAGGCTCATCACGCCCTTAAACTGCCCCTCTTTGATGCGATCCAGTTTAAGCGGGGAGGACATATCCTGCCCTTCAAGCAGGACCACCAGCACCGCGCCACCGTACAATCGTGACCATTTGAGGTTATCGTTAAGCCCATCCCATATAGCGAGCTCATCCCAGAAGGTTTCGAGCTTGCCCTTTTGTCCGGGCTTCAGCTTTGAGCTGATGTTAATCCCCTTGCGGGTCATATCATCGGCCATCGCATCCACACCGGCACCAACGAGGAACGATGAACGATACGCAAACTCCAGCATCACCCTGTTACGGCTGATGTACCCGGGCATGTACATTCCGCCCGTCTGTATGTTTCTGGTGTCGCTGCCAAGTTTGGCCGTGAAATTGTTGTACCCGTCAGCTGTCGCAACGGGCTTTTGTGCGCCGTTCTGGCGTTTCTTACGGGACATGTCACGCTCCGGCCAGTTTGGCCCAATTATCAAGAGAGGAATCCATCGGCGCGTAGTTAATCATCACGGCGTCAGCGAGGTTCGGCGATTTTGTGCCTTCCGGCTGTTTATCCACGAGGATTTTACCCACGGCGTTTTTCGACCATGTAGGCTGTGAAAGCTCCATCAGCAGGCGGTCAATATTTTCTATCTCGCTGCTTATCGAAATGATTTCGTCGGGGTTGTAGTCCATCCCGTTCAGCGCGCGGAAGGTGTTCCGAAACAGCTTGCGCAGATGCCACCAGCTCTGTGCTTTTGCGTTCGCGAAGAAGTCTTTATTCAGGCGCGCCGCTTTACCGTTATCACCAGGAACGGCTTCATCTTCCGGATCGAATACGCTACCGCTACCACGGAAAGGCGTAGCTGTGATTGTTCCCCGGCCTTCAGCCTGCCTGAGCTCGTTTATCACGCGAGCATCGCCACGCGCACCGGCGCCCAGACCGTCCTCATCGAAACGGAACTCATCCAGACCGTAATCGTCACAGTACCCAAACGATTTAACGACAGAAGCGTAGATGTCGCTGCCAATGCCAGACCATTCGTGAACGTTCTGCAGAAGGAAGCCATAGCGGCAAGAAAAGCCGTTTTTGTCTTTCCCTTCGTCTGCGATATCCATTGCGCCGAGGCGCTGGCCGCTGGGCTGAATACCCAGTTTGATATGCGCGTCGACGGCAGCCTGCACCCATTCAGAAGGAATGAGAATCCCCTCTGTGGATGCGCTGTAGTTCAGGTCCAGTTCCTGAGCAACGATAATCGGATCATCAATTTTCAGACATTCGTTGCGGTACCACTCATCATCCTTGCGCGGGTCGCTGCGCCAGTGGAACGTAAACACCGGGATATTTCCGCTGTGGCGCTTACGGGCAAACGGGTTATTCATGCCGTTGACGGATGAGAGGTCTATACGGCAGCGGGTCGTCTGAGAGAGCGCAGCATCGATGAGTAATGGCCGTTTGAGGAATGCCGACTCATCCACGAAATAAAGCGTGGTACGGTCACCACGGCCAATGTTATCGCCAGCCTCTCCCTTAATGACCGCTCCCGTTTCCGGGAACTCCACGCGCATGTAAGGAGCATGTTTTTTGTCACTCCATGACCCGCGAAACTCTACCGGCAGTAGCTCGACAAACTTACGCGCTTTCCAGAAAAGTGCTTTCGGGTCGCCGGTACTGTCGACATATTCCTCTTTACGGGAACCGAACCCGATCACCATTTCTTTGTTGAACAGGCAAAGCGAACAGGCCAGACCGATAGAGGTCCAGCTCAGCCCCATTTCGCGACTTTTTTCTGTCAGTCCATGCTCAAGACTGGCGCGCCTGTCCATGATCCAGTTAATCCATTCCTCCTGGCGGGGGAACAGCAAAAACGGGATGGTCGCAGGCAGGCCATAATCGAGGTTACGCGGGTCTGTCGTCATGCCCCAGTCGATGATGAACTGGGCCGGGTTAGTGCGGTAGAACTCACGGAGTGCCGGAAGCATTTCAGGCGCTTTCCTGATCCGCTCCAGCCTCTCCATTCTCCACTCAAACACGGCGGTATAGTCCGGTTTGCGGAAGTCAAAGGGGAACGGGATCGGCACAGAAAAATTCCTCAAAAACGCCCCGATTTAACATAATGGTCGTTACCCGCACTGGCGCAACAGCACCCATCACGCAAACGGCGTGAAGCCTCTGTTTTGAACAGAAAAGTGGTCAAATCGGGATGAATAAAACGTGCATAAAACGGGTCAAAAAGTGCATAGCGTTTTTACGGTTAGAAACGCCTGTTTTTGCAATTTTCAGCCCAGGTATTTTTTGTAGATATCTGCTGCTTCCTGCGGGGTCAGGTTCGCCGCTTCGGCTTTGGCTGCCTCGTCCATATTGTTGAACGATTCGAAAATCTTCGGTGCTTCCAGCTCCATAAGCAGGGTTGCCGGAACTTTTACCCCTTCAGCCTCAAGCAACTGCGCCGCCTCCAGCGCGGAGTATTTCCCGGCCACCTTATGTTTCATCACCTCGCGAAGCACATCACGCTGACGTTCTTCCTCGCTATAGACGCTGGTGCCAAGACCGAGCACCTTTGAGAAAACAGCAATATCGTTGTGCGTGGGCAGCACATCTTCAATCGTGGTTTTCACACCATCCGGCGATGTGGTGACAACCTTCCGTTTACGAACGTCCAGGCTCTTACCGGCGACGCGGTTTATTTTCTCTCTGAGAGCTTCGCGAGCCTCAGTGAAAGCGCGCTCAAACTCGATATTCTCTTTACGCCAGCGACGGATCGTCGTCTCGTCCACACCTAAGCGCTGAGCAACCATCCGATTGCTGATTTTGCTACGGGCTAATGCCATGTCCATAACGATACCGACGTAGGCTTTTCTGAAGCTTTTTTTAGGAGCCATACTTCCGCCTAAGTCAATGTGATTATTTTTTGTTCAAAATCCAATTTCTCCGATCCGGGTGCGGCGTATCACGCGGTAAATTCTGGCGTGCAGGCCGCGTCCTCTCTGGTGCCAAGTGCGGCATATCAGAGGGGGTAAAAATGCGGCATATCCTTTTTTTCGGGAAAACTGCGATTTGATGCCCGGAGGCCGCGCAGAATGGGGAGATAGTGGATCGCCCTAATATTTCCACTATGTGGATAACTCAGTCCAAATCCATCTCCACCACTTCACCGAACAGGTGACCGTAAACGTCCATTGTGGTTTTGATGTTCGAATGCCCAATAAGTCGGGAAACCTTCAGAATATCGACGCCTTTGTTTGCCAGGCGAGATACAGCAAAGTGGCGAAGATGATGGAATCGCTTAATGCCATAGTCGTTCAGGGTTCTGATGAGAACGCCCTGAGTGCCGTAACTGGTAGCAAGGCATGCGCCGGTAAACTGATTGCAGATAAGAGGCTCAGAGGAACCCAGCTTATTTTTATCCAGCAACGCGAAAAGCTCACGCGGCATCCGTACCCGGCGCTCCACTCCTCTTTTCAGCCCCTCATGTATAACGCCGTCAACAACATGCCCCCGGATGTCGATCCAGTCGGCTGATACATCGTTATAAGTAACCGCCAGAGCCTCACCGATACGCAGGCCACAAATCCCGAGCCAGCACGCGATACGCTCACGAACTGGCGCGTTATTCAGTAGCTCCCTGACCGATGATGATGGCGGTATGGTGATGGGTCTACGCTTCCGGCGCGCGGGACGGTCAACAGGGTTAAAAGTGATGAGCCGCTTTTCCACCAGCAGGAAGAAAGCCGAACGAATCCAGCGATGGCAGCCGGTGCGAACCGAATCAACGATATCGCGATGGCTGATATGGAGAATATTTTTTTCCAGTATCGGCCCGTCCACAGCGAGAAGATCGTGACGGCATTTCGTATATGACGACAGCCGTATGATATTTTTTTCCAGCTTGCCGGCCTGATACCCCAGATAAAACAGAATTAACTTTCGGAAAGTCCAGGAATGGTCTATTCCGGTCCAGCTGGCGGTTCGACAATCCAGCTCGATATTCTGTTTTTGCCAGAAAAGATGTGCGGCATCATCAATATTCTTAAAGATGCGGCGGCGCCCATGACCGGATTTTTCATCCTTCCAGTGGACGTAATATTTTGATTGTCCATTGGCATCAGTGGATTCTTTTATCGAAGCCATACTGAACAATCCTCACTCAAAAAACATTATCAAAGCCACTCGGTGAATGGCTTTTGTAATGAATTTATCGGACCAGCGTTACTTTCGTTTTTGTAAACCGGCGCACCAGTCGAGCGGCTTCACGCTGGAGCTCGCCTTCGATCTGAGGAGTAAGTGGCTTACGTTCGTATTTCCGGCTTATTTCTTCAATCACCTGGTTTATTTGCTCATTACTCGGCGGGATTACTTCGACATTTAAGCGAGCCATCAAGCCACCTCTTTTTCGGTTAGTTTCTCGACCTTATCACGAGCAAGCGAACAGCACAGGCGCACAAACAATGACGCTATTACGTAGGCTACCGCTGTAAACACCCACCCACCGTATGCAAGCATGGAAGCCCCCAGCACCAGGCAGAACCATCCCCATACTCTCGCTATTGCGTTCTTGCGCTTAGCAAAGCGTTCAAGGTATTCAATACCCTCCCGCCGGGACTTATCATCCTTTGAATACTCGACACCAAACGTAATAATGAGAACTAACAAACCAACTACCGCGCCAAGCAATACGATCACCCAGTAGGCGGCTGCAACAACTCTCAATAAAGAACCGGCACCTGTAGTAACAGCAAAAAGCAAAGCGGCGAGCAGCGCGTAGAAAGTTATTTTTATTGCTGCATCAGTGAAAAATTTCTTCATTGCGTTTCCTTTAAGGTGTGAGCCTGTCGTACAGGAGCAACGCCCGAGAGAGGTCGCCACCTTTAACGATGCTCCTCAGGCTCACTACTGAAAGACTCTCTGAAATGCGCGTACGAGGCGCAGAAAAAAGCCCCGCTATTGCGAGGCTCTGGTTTTCTCTATTTCACGTATCCCAGCCAGCTGGTTATTTGCTTTTTCGATAGCGGCCAGCAGCGGCTTGATCCAGAGAACAGCCTGGCAATACGTCAGCGCGCTGGTGGTAGTGGCGCTATTACCGGCTGCGTCAGCGTCCCCGGGATCGGCGTGCATTGCGCTGGCACGTAAACTGTCCGCGTAGCTGAGCAGCCCACCAGCGACATCAGCAGGAACAGGCAAATCACAGGTTTTTTCACGGCGGAGGATCTCCCGATACTCGATAACGGTTTTATCGGAGCTGGCATCAATCAGCGAGTTTAGTCGGCTGGCGTTTTCGGCAACCTGGTTAAACCGGTTGAAGTTGAAAGCCTGAGCAGCGATAACCGTCCCCTGCAGGGCGTTGTCACTGCGCAGAACGCCGTTATCACTCTTCAGCGTAGCTACGTCAGATCGGCTGTTTGCCAGCAGGACACACAGCACGGCGACTACTGCAATGACGGCCACCAGCAGTATCAGACGCCATGAGGCTTTGATATCGGCTATGGTGATCATTTCAGACCGTCCAGACAGAGAGCTTCCTCTTTACCTGCGCGAGTAACCAACCCAGGAAGAACCCGGCCGCCACCGTAAACCCAGCGAGGAAATTGGTAGCACGCCGCCTTAAGGTCACCTTTTCGGAACAGGGAGAACATTGTCGAGCTCCGCATATTGCCGCACCCAGCACGGAACGTGACCGATACTACAGCGCTGAAAGTATCATCAGACAGATTTCTGCCGTTGGCGTACCGGTTAACACAGGATTCAGCATCGAGGATATTTTTTTCCCATTCCGCCGCGATCTGCTGGTCATTTTTAACTGTGCCGGGTTTAACCCCGTGGGTGTTGCCCATGCCATCAGTGAGCACACCAGCCGGGCAAATATAAGGATCTCGACGACATGATTCCGCGTTGCCGATGAGTTCAAGGCCGCGCTCATTGGTCCGAACATGCCCAGCGTTGAGCACTATTGCGATAATCGTAGCTACCGAGCAAACAATTCCGGCAGCTCCACTTTTCTTACTCAGTTTCAACTGTGCCACTAGAAATTCTCCGCATAGCCTCCGTTACCACCTCGGCGGTAGCCGGACGATCGGAGTGTGGTTTTTTACCTACATCTGATAAGTAGTTCGCCAGCAGTTGGGTTCTTTTCCTTTCCTCTGCCATGCGCTCACGCTCTTCTTTGCGCTTTGCGTAGTAGGTTTTTATCGTGAAAAATGCCGATACAAGGGCACCGATAATAAATACGTAATCCTGTAGGCTGAGCAAAGAGAACACCCCTAAAGCAGCCGACCACCAATACGGTAAGTCGTGTCCATTTGTTGGGTTCATACGTTGCATTCCACACCTCCGGGTTCGGGGTGCTGTGTGATGAAAAAAGAAAATATCTTGTTGAAAACTTACAGCAGAGCGTTTGATAAAGCCTCTTCGAGGCTGAGACGCCGGAAACACTTAAGCGCTGTCTGGCGGCTACAGTTGATGATGTTCACCTTACCGGCCAGCGCTCTGGCGGTATTGGCAAACTCTGCGCGCCATCGCGTGACACTCTCTGCTGTAGGGTTATCCAGCCCGACGTGATCACCATGCCAGTGACTGCCGCCATTAATGGAGCAGTCAAACCCTAACAGGATGATGTTTTTCGCCCCCAGGCTTGCAGCAAAGAGAATCGAGCGCTGCCCGGAGTTGAAGGCCCACCGGGTATCGGTATCAAACAGATTTAGCCCATAGCGTTTATGAGCCCGGTAATTACAGGTCCAGCGAGAGGCGGAGGACGGCAGAACATCGATGTTTGCGTCCCACCAGCGCAGATCACCCGCGTAAATGTATTCACAATCAGGCACGGCTCGCCAGGTGGAGTTAACAGCAATAACCGGCAGCCCCGATCCGGAGATCAGTTCGCAATCTGATTTATTGAGAGAAGGGCCGGATGCACAAATGATGAATGTATTCATTCGTGTTGACCTGGTTCGGGAGTAATTGGTTACGGTTGCCGATGCTTATCTTCGGCTTGTCTCTGAGGACTGCAATTAACCGTAACGGGGAGAGCACTGAGCCTACTGTGACGGGTTATCGTCACTCTTTCCCCCGAAGGGTGGCCCTCGACGCAGAACGCCCATAAGCCCAATGCTCTTCCCTGTTACGGCCATAAAAAAACCCGCTCGGAGGCGGGTTTGTTTTCGTGTAGGCGCAATAACCTACGATTTGAAGCATACACGACAAGTTCGGACAAAATCAAGCTTAAAGTCGCTAATATGCTAAATTTTGTTCACATCGTCACGTAAGCTCGTTGCGCCCTGAAACGCAGAGTCTGCTTTTTGTTCTTCCCGGTGACAGACGTCGACAAGCACCTCCAGGAACGGTTTCCAGTTACGGGTCCACGTTCTGACGTGCAGATCCGGGACTCGCTTCAGTATCGCTTTATAGGCTGCAGTAGACGGTACCCCAGAAAATCCATTTCCGCTGCAGCGCTCGCAGGTTTTAAACACCGGCGCGCCGCGCTCGCTTGTGGCTTTGCGGTCGAGCACCTCACCTTTGCCGCCGCAACGGCATCGGGCCAGCAGCTCACCTTTACCGTTACATGCCGCGCATTTGCGCTTGACCAGTTCGTGCTTGATTTTCGGCGGTACGATTTCCATTCCGTCAGAGTTGAAGACTCCAGGATGTTTGATCACATCCTCATACTGAGAGGTTAATCCGCTGCCGCTGCAGCTGTGACACGTCACGCTGGTTTCCGCTGAACGGGAGTATTCGGCAAAGGCGAATTGTGCGAGCACCATCATGCACCAGCCAAACTCACCTGCCGCTGCTTTACGTACATTCCTGGGCGCTGATTCCATTGCATGACGCGCCAGAGCCTGTACAGCCAACTGCTCATCGCTTTTGCTGATCCCGGTCTTACCAAAGAAGGCAGCCAGACCAAACCGCGCTCGGCTGCTGGTTGTACCAATGGCCGCCATAACATCGGTGCCTGTGATACGATCCGGAGAGGTTCCTTTCACGTCGTCGCTGATGTGCATTCCCTGAGGGCTAAAATGTTTGAGTGATGCCTCCAGTTTCATTCTTCACACTCCCCTACCAGGTTAAGAATCACCGCCGCGCCGTGGTTTTCCATGTACTGGGCCTTTTCACTTTCAAGGAACCAACGACATACCTCGATAGCTTCAGCTCGCGTCACGGGTTTGATGGTTTCCAGCAATTTTTCAAGGTAGCGCTCGCGGTCATATACGGATTCGTGATGCTCGGAGTAACCAAATTCATCGCCCAGCTCCTGGCTTGAAGTGTGGCGAACGCTATAGAGCCAGTCCCAGTAAATAAATTCACGAACAACATCGGACAGCGTAAAAGGCTCAGGCAACACATCGCGATATCCATCAACAAATGCCCGGCGCTGTTCATCAATTTCGTTCATACGGCTGCCGTTAATGCTGCCAGCTTTCTTCTCGGCCGGAGTCCATCCCCAACGGTGATCGTCGATAAATTTCGGGGAAGACTTGATTACTCGCTCGGCCTCCACATCTTCGAGAGCTGCCTCATAGCTGCCGAACGTGGCCCTGACTGATGCTGCTTTTTTGATGTTCTCACGGGCGTTCTTGATTACCCGGGCCGGGTTATCCATGCCGATGGTACCGAAGGCAACCTGGAAAGGATCGCCACCATTCGCCAGCAAATAACGCGCGTAACGTTCCTCGGCCTCTTTTGGGGAGATTTCAATTTTCTCCAGCGCGGCTTCGGCTGCGTCCAGATGTGCTGGTTCGTTCAGACGGATCACCTCCAGCACCCAAAGATAAGCGTCAGTCTGCTTATGCCCGGTGATTCTCCGTTGCTCGGGCAGAGGCTTGATGTTTGCGAGGGCGGAGCTGTGCGCTGCCGTCGGGATGGTGAATAGTGCTTTATGTTCGTTGTTATCAGTACGCATTACGCAGCCGCCTTTTTCTTGAAGAAAACCACCTCACGAACCTGATCGCCGTTCATGAGCATGTCGTTAAAATCCCCGTTATCCGGGTAGTAGATGCTGATTTTTTCCAGGTCATTTTTTGCCAGTAAGTTGGCATGGGCGCATTCCGTGGCCGCAGCCAATCCGGTGGCGCTGTTTACGTCTCGATCTGCGAAAATAATCAAATTTTTCACACCTGCAGGAACACGGAATTTCTTCATGAATCCGCTGGTCATGGTGGCCCAGGTGTTAACGTTGTACAGCTGCTTGCAGGAAAGAGCCGTTTCGATACCCTCGGCAATTCCGAGGGTCGTCGCTACCGGGAACATGCGAATAGCGACTGAACGGGCATGATCCAGATAGCTTTCGTCCTGAAGAGATTTCTGGCGCTTCGCTCCGGCAGAATCCCTTAGTTGGGCTTTCTGATTGCCGTCCAGTAAGGTTCTGTGCAGATAGCAAAGCTCGCCTTTGTCGTCAGTTGCGAGTGAATACAGACACTGGTAAACCTTACCGCCGTAGCGTTGTTTATCATTGAACTTCACCGCCTCTTGTGGGAGCTGATAAATTCCCCTGGCCTGCAGATAATCCGCCCCGGTAGTTCCTTTCAGGTTGACCAGTTTCGAAAATTTGGACAGAACCCGATCACGGGCACTTACTGCATCTGAAGTGCGCGGGAACGCTTCGCGGGTAAAGTTATTACCAATCAGCTGGTCTATTTCCCTGCAAATTTCATTGAATGGCTTCCCTTGTGTCAGAGTGACAAGCTTCATTCCGTCACCGCTGCCGCAGGTACAGATCCATGTTCCCCGGCCGTCCCGGTCATCAATACGCAGCTTTCCCCGCGCACCACATACCGGACATTCGCCTTTAAAGTGATTTCTGGCATTAATGGGAGGTAACCCGAAGTGCTCAAAAATCATTGCCCATTGACCTTTTGCCGCTTCTGCCGTCTTCATGCTCGTTTTCCTAACTGCTGTTTGATATCGCTAATCGCTTTCTGTGCTTGCTGTACTGAGGATGGAGCTGCCGTTCCTGATGCCTCCTGCAGGCGCTTTGCCTTCTCCTGCCCTTTCGCATACGCAATCAATTTGTGCCGGATGAAATTAGAGACGGTCGGCGTGATCTCCATCGGGAAATCGCTCAACCCGTTAGGCCACTCGTCAAACCGTTCGCGAAAGGTGTTTGCGCACCAGCCATCGCTGACGGGCTTTTTCCCCTGCGATACGCGCTGGCGCTGATAGAATTTGATCTGACTCCACCAGGCCTGTTTCTCTGCCTTCGTGGGCTGATGCTGGTTTTTACCCAGCTTTTTGAGTTTGCGGCCCGTGTCGGTATCGACGTCCTCACCGCCCAGCGGCTTATGCCCACATTTCGGGCATACATAGACGCCAGCTGGCTTCATGTAATGGCATTGAGAGCATTCGTGTGGCAGCTTTTCGGCCCGTTCCTCAGCTGCGCGGCGTGCGCTTTCCTCCATGCCGTCAGACTTACCGGGAAGATCGTCGTACTCGATTGAATCCGGATAACCCAGACGGTGCACGGTGCCGCTGTGATCGAAGATGAGGCAGGACTCTTTACCCGGTGCGGTGCGCAGGCCACGCCCGAGCGCCTGCAGCCAGCGAATTTCGCTTTTTGTTGGCCTGGCGTAGATGATGCAACGAACGTCACTATCGAAGCCGGCCACCAGAACGCCCACACTAACGATGATTTTCGTTGCACCAGTTTCAAAGCGGTGAATGATGGTCTGCCGCTCATCCACTGGAGTGTCGGCGGTCATGACCTCAGCGTTAACACCCGCCAGGTTAAACTGGATTGTCAGGTAATTGGCGTGGGCTACGTTGACGCAGAAAGCGATGGTAGGCAGATCCCGGCCATTCTCCAGCCAGTTCTGTACGATGTCGCCCACCAGCGTAGAGCCGCACATGATTTCAGCCAGCTGCGTTTCGTTGTAATCACTCCCGTACTCAAGCGATGCTTTGGTTTTAACGCCCTTCAGATCCGGCTTAGTTGGCGCGTAAAATTCGTATTTACTCAGATCGCCACGCTGGATTAACTCGCCGATGGTGGTCGGCTTAATCAGTCGGTCATAGTATTTGCCCAGGAACGGGGAAAACGGAGTACCCGACAGGCCAATCACCTTTACGCCTTTGCCGCGCAGACGTTCGATATCCTTCAGGATACGTTTTTTACGCAGGTGTGCTTCGTCGATAATCAGCAGATCGATATTTTCAGGGAAAACACGACGAATAAGCGTGTCGGCGCTGGCAATCTGAATTTTCCGGTCCGGATCGTAGTTCGGGTGATCTGCCCAGATATAACCGATTTCATCCCCCGGTAACCCATACTCCACGAACCGATTAGCCGTCTGACCGATCAGGATGGTGTACGGTGCACAGAACAGGACGCGCATACCACGGCTGACAAACCCGGCGACGATGAAGGCGGCCAAACCCGTTTTACCGCTACCGGTTGGCGAATACACCATGAAGGTGTCGTTTGCCTTCCAGTCACGGCGCAACATGTTTAGCGCTCGTTCCTGTGCAAAATTCGGCGTGATCGTCAGCTCCATTGTGCTGCTCCCGTGCTGATGAGATAATAATTTTGTGATGTGGTTTTCATGGATTCCCCCTCACATGGCTGGTGGCCTCCCCAAAGGCTGCCAGCCTCCCTTCTGATTCAGCTCCTCTGAAAAATCACTCTTCCAGGAAGAACCCTTTTCGTTTCTCAGCGCCTGAGCGCTTTGTACTACCTTACTGATACAGGCGTTTTTTTAAATTGCGCCCTTAAGACAGTGATCTACCTAACCAATAGATCTCTCCTGTTGGAAAAGACCCTATTCCTGCCCCTACACCCAATCCCCCCTTACCCTGTATCTTATAAACAACTGACGCAG